ATTACGGATTGTCTAAAAGAACGTCTATAAACTATTCTGAGGTTGCTTCAGCTACTTATGGTTTTAAGTTAACAAACCTTATCATGACTAATTTGTTCGGCATAAAAGACGACTTCAGAGATCAAACGTCTCATGTAATTCCTGCGTTGATTAAAAAAATATCGAAGGCAAAAAAGGAAAACAGACCTTTAGAAGTTTGGGGTAATTCTTCAGTAACAAGAGACTTCATAACAACAGACTTCGCTTCAGAAGTGGTATTAAAAACACTTCAAAAAAACGATGGTTTAGGAAGGATCAACGTAGCAAGTGGTAAATCAAGATCAATAGGACAAATAGTACGTTTTCTTCGTCAGTATTTTGCGTTTGAAAACGATGTAATTTGGCTAAATAATAAACCAACCGGACAACCTTTACGTACCTTAGATATTAGCAAATTTGAGAATTTAATTGGCATTGAAAATGAAGATTTTTATAATGAATTAGAGAGGGTTTGTGCTTACTATATTCTTAATGAGAATAGGTTAGACGAAATGAATAAAACAGCAAAATATAATGAAGGTTTTAGTCGCAATTCCTAGTTATAACAGACCTTACGAAATCGAAAAAAGAACCGGTTTTTGGTTAAAGAAATTGGTTAATGTCGATTGGAAGGTATTTGTAAGAGAAGAGCAGATCATTTATTATGAGCAAGTTATTCCAAAAGAAAATTTGGTTTCAATAGACGTAAACTCATTTAGAGAAACGATCAACGCTATGGGTATTTATGCTATAAAAAATGGTTATAGTTTAATTCATAAAATTGATGACGATATGAGTTTTAAACAGCAGGGTAGAGCAAAGAAAAAAGACGTCCATTTAGTCTATCAGGATCTATACAATGAGATCGTTAATAAATTCGAAACGGATCCGGATCTTTATGGTGTCTCAGTAGCAAAACCAATGACGCATATTAGAAGAGACAAAAGCAAAACATGGGGTAGAGAAAACAAAGCGTTATACGGCAATATCTTTTTAAGATCTGAAATTATGAATATGCCTAAAAACATTGAGGTATTTCAAGACGTATTTAGTTCGCTTGTAATACTCCATAAAGGTAAAAAGACCTTAACATATCTTGGTGCCTATGAGGACGCTGTTATGCTTAAAAATGCCGGTGGACTTCAAAGTAGTGGAACCCGAAACAAACTCGCAAAAAAGTCGTTAGAAGAAATGCAGAAAATGTTTCCTAATGTTCGTCAGGGAAGTCGTAAAGGGGACGACACTATCGTTGATATTGACCTCAAATATTTAGGGATAAAATAGTAAAAGATAAATTTATTTTGTATATTAGCTTTTTAATTCAAAACATAACAAAATGGATCTATTTACTAGGAAGGAATACGAATTTTATGCGATCTCTTCAGCGTTTCAAAAATCAGTAAGAAGAGGAGAGGAAAAACAAGCCTTATTTTTTGCCTTCGAACTTTATGCCTCAGGCTATCAGAAATACATTTGGAAACGAATGTTAATTATTGCTTCAGAAGATATAGGACTAGCAGACGATAGCGTTGCAATCAAACTAAATGCACTTTACAATAATTGGTTAGTAATAAGCGACAAAGCAAACGGATCTAGCGTTCCCTTTGTTCATGCTGTCATGATCCTTTGTAGAGCCGAAAAATCGAGAATTTGCGATCATGCTAAGATATACGCTATGAAAACAAACGATAATTTTGATATTCCTGATTATGCCTATGATATGCACACCAAAAAAGGCAAAATAATGAAACGATCTTCTGAATACTTCATTAATGAGGCTTCAAAGCTAAACAATGAGAAGGATCTAAAAGACGATTATAAAGGACACTTTATAAAATACCTTATTGAATGGGGTAAAAAGCTAATTGATGGAACCGGATATGACAAAAGAAACGTCATGCACAAAAACCCTAAAGAAATGGCTAAATGGAAAGCCGACAACAATCAAACCTCAATGTTTTAACCATTATCGTACCTGAGACGCACATAAATCGTTTCTAAGGACGTTTCTTCAGTTTTATGACAGATTATATGAGTTTGGCAAAAAAGTCGTATTTTAGCACAAATTCGTACAAAAATGACAACCATAAAAAAAGGAGAAAAAAAGCAGGGCAAAAAAGAGGTAAGAAAATCGCTGTTCTTAGAGGTCTTTGAAGCGTCAGCGTGTAACGTTTCAGTCTCATGTAAGAAGGTGGGTATTAGCCGGAATACTTTTTACGAATGGAAGAAAAAAGATCTCGTCTTTGCTGAGGCTGTAAAAGAGCAGGAAGAGTCATTACTAGACTTCGCTGAGACAATGTTATACAAGGCGATAAAAGAGGGTAAGACACCTGAGTTAATTTTCTTCTTAAAGACTAAAGGTCAGAGTCGTGGTTACGTAGAGAAACAAAAGGTTGAGATCAACAAACAGAAACCTGATTTGACCGGTATGACGTTAGACGAACTAAGAGACATAGCGTATGGTACAGCCGGATCCAATTAAACAAGAGGCTATAAAATTATTTCTTCAGGAGTTGGCTCGTAGATCCTTTTGGGACTTTTGCCTATACTATGATCGTGAACTATTCGAGAGCAGACCATTTCTAAAGGAAGTAGCTGACGCATTTCAAGAGGTTTCTAATGGTGCTATAAAGAGCCTATCAGTATCAATGCCACCTAGAGCCGGTAAGAGTTATGTAACGTCCTTATTTTGTGCGTGGACTCTTGGCAACAATCCTACTGAGTCAGTCATGCGTAACACTTGCACAGCAACCCTATACGCTAAGTTCAGTTATGACGTCAGGGCAATAGTCATGTCTCAGGAGTTTGCTGACGTATTTCCTAACGTAAGAATGTCCGAAGATAAAGCGAACCTTCAGGGTTGGAATACTAACAAGAGTAAGATGGTCGGTTACTTTGGTGCCGGAGTTGGTGGAACTATCATAGGGTTTGGTGCGTCCCTTCTAGCTGTTACCGATGATCTTTATACCGGAATAGAGACAGCGTTAAATGAGACAGCAAACGATAGGGTTATTCAATGGAAACAAGCGACTCATGACTCTCGTATGGAGTCAGGTTGCCGTAGGATCGACATAGGAACCCGATGGTCGGTTAATGATGTTATCGGGTATCAAATGGAAAACAATGAATACGATAAGAGTATCGTTGTCAGGGCATTGGACGATCAGGATCATTCCTTTTGTGAGGCTGTTATGACTACTCAGGAATACCATGACAAGCGTAACAAAACAGCAAAAGAGATATGGTTAGCTGAATACCAACAAGAGCCGGTTGACATTATGGGTAGATTATTCAGCAACTTAGAGACTATAAAAGAACCGGACTTTCGTCAGATCCATAAACAGATCGAGGGTTGCGTAGCCTATGTTGATGTATCGGATCAGGGCAAGGACTATACAGCCGTAGCAATTGCAGGGGTTATAAAAGACCGGATCTATATCGTTGACTACTTATTCAGCAGAGATAATACGGACGTTACAATTCCTTTAACAGCCGGTATGATGGATAAATGGAATGTCTCTTATTGCAGGGTTGAGAGTAACAGCATGGGTGCGATGTTTTCAAGAGAGTTACAACGTCAGGTCAGAAGGACTAAGATCCTTCAGGTCAACAATACGTCTAATAAGATGACTCGGATCCTCATGCAATCAGCGTTTATAATACAGCAAATGACGTTTGTTCTTTATGAGAAACAAGCGTGTAGATCCTTCTTAGAAAACCTTTATACGTTCACAAAAGAGGGTAAGAATAAGAATGATGACGCACCGGATTGTCTAGCAGGACTATCAATGTTCGTTCAATCCATGTTTAAAGCGATCCGTTACTAAAATTTTTCTCATTGATTATCAGGTAGTTACAAATTATTTTCAATATTTCTTCTGTTTTATTTGTTTATATAAATTAAATTTATGTATATTTGTAGAGTCAAAAGGGATAAAAGAGTATTAGTCAAGTGATCCGACCTACTGAGAAAACAGCAACTAAGGAAACCAAAATTTCTCTTTTGACTTTTTAAAACTTAAAGCATGACATTAGAACAGCATATTAAATTAGTAGAGTCTCAGATCGAAGAGACTAAGCAGGAAAGGAAAAAAATTCAGGCTAATATTAAGAGACTGAAGAAACAGATCCAACAGCTAAAAAACCCTGATAAGATTGAAAAAACCTACTCGGTTAAAGATCCAACAAGGGAGTTTGAAGTTCATTCCGTTTACGAAATGAGATACATTGGAGACTCAGATCTTCTCGTTGATTATATCGTACTCAAAAGAACAGCTAAAACGATAACTTTTGATCGGTTTCCTCACCCATTATTAGAGCCATTTTCTCGTAGAGTCAGACTAGACTCAGAAGGTAGAGAATACATTGTTGATGGATCCTATTCTATGGCACCCTCAATAAGTGCTAAAAACATATCCGGATAATGACAACTAGAAGATCCGGTTTTAGAGTCAGGGGACGATACGTTGAGGTTATTGAATACAAGGATATTGATAGCCGAACCGGTAAAGAGATTGACGACATTATTTGCTCTTTTGAGGCATTATCTATTCGTGGAATACCTAGTTACTACTCGGTTAGACTTGCTCGTTCTGAGTACACTTTAGATCTAGCAAAGCGTAAGATTATTGAAGGTATGGATCATAAATATATTCGTTGGGAAGAAAAATAATTCACTTTTTACTTGCATGATAAATTTAATTTATATAGGTTTACATCATGAACAACAACTTTACAAAATACAGATTAGTAAATCAAAAGTCAAAAGGGTATAATGGTCTTTACAAAAAACTCTTTAATCTATTAAACAAAGATTGTATTTTTTCAGAATGTTATGAAGAAAAATCTTGGTTTGAAGGTAACGACATGATTGTTATAACGACTTGGGCAGTAGAAGGAAATTTGCCAAAAGGAATAATAGAAATAGATTAATTTTTAACAATTAGAAAACATGACAAATTATTTCGAGATCTCGTTAAGAGATACAACAACAGCTATTAGTGTAATTAAAGATCGGTTTGCTAGTTACTTCCTAGACGATAAAATGGGTATAGAATACAGCAACGTAATTAGATTAGACTCCGGTATATCCGTTGAGCCTGAAGATCTAGCTGACATTTTTGAAGAGTTAAATATCGAATATTGGTATAAAAAAACTTGCGAAAATTGTGATGGCGAAGGATCCATTGATCAATTTAAAGAATGTGGTCGGGTTGCGTCTATGTGCTGTGGGGGTTGTTCAGAAGAAATAGAATGTCCGGATTGTTGTGGCGAAGGAAAAATTAACGAAGATCTTTAATAATGGTAAAGACTAAAACAAGTATTGCCGTTGATCTGTTTAAATCAGGAGACTTTAGAGGCTCTCTAAGGTACTTTAAAAGTTTCCGAATAGGATTGACTCGAAACGATAGGGACGTTCTTATTATGGCTCATGAAATCTTATCAGGATCCGGAGACTTATACAGACAGATCGGTCATGACGTTGACCGGATAACTCAGGACGCTAAAGAGATTATCAAAAACTTCGTAACTTCTTACGATCAAAAAAAAGAGTCATGAAGAAATTAGAAAGGTTTGATTGGTTTCTAATAATCTATTGTTTGTTTATTGCGTTCCTATTTTACAGCCTTAATTCGTGTGAATATCGTCAACAAATGTTCAACAAAACTGAACAAACAGCAACAAAGTAAAGTAAAGTAAAGTAAAGTAAAGAAAATAATAAGGTTAATACTCAGGTAGTTAGGTTGGATCTGAAAAAGTAATCGTAAAAAAGTTTGGAACTATAAGTTAAATTTGTGTAGGTTTGTAATGTCATAAGACAAAAACAATTTTTAAAACTTTAAAGCATGACAGTAGCAACAGCAAAAAAGATCATAGAAGAGTTAAAAGCCGAAAACAAAGAAAGCAATAAAGAATTAATTGCCTTTTATGAGAAAAAAATAAAAGAAGTTTATATCCTAGCAATAGAAAAAGCATTTAATCAATAAATTTTAAAACATGATTACTTTAAAAACTTATAACGGACAGCAGGACGCTACGTTCTTTATTCAATGCAAAGGAAACAACTCAGGTCGTCCACTAAAGGAACCGATACCTAATTGCTTTGCAGTCTATACGGACGTTCCTAACGCATTTGAAATCGTTTATGGACTCTTCATATCTAAAGCATTCGTAAGGGACATAATCGGATCCGTTATTCCTTTTATCCGGAAACGAGATCTCATGGCTATTTTAGAACCGGCTTTATCGAAAACTTACAAAACTCAGGAACTTGACGCTGTTAATTTAATAGATCAACAGATCGCAAACACCTTAAAAAAGGTAGAACTTCTAAAAAAGATGAAAATTGCCGTAGCTGTAAAGTGCTTAAAAGCAGGGGTTTAGAAAAAAAATACGTTATTTCTTAAAATAATGCTTGTTTATATAAATTTAATTTATATCTTTGAATTGTTCAAACATTAAAACATAACAAAAATGTACAACTTTAAAGAAACCAACAGACTACTAAAAGAGATCAACGGAATTTTAACCGGAGAAAAAAGTCAAACGTCTGAAGAGATAGCAATTATCAGAGCCTACAATCGTGAAGCTAAATTGCAAATGGAAGAGAAAAAACAAGAGAAACAAAATTATATTATTTCTGTTCAGTCTTTTACTTTATTTCTTCAGTATAACAAGAAACAAGAAAACGGACTTTTTTGGGAAGAGATCGAATTAGAAGGAATTGAAAACGGAATTAATATTTTAGAGACATACCGAAAAATAGGACACAATTTAAACCTAAATTACATTAGTCTAAATTGTAAAGACGAAAACGAAACAAGCGTTAAAAGAATTAATTTTAAATATTAAAAACATGACACCAAAAATTAAAAATGAAATTTCTGAAACTTCAAGTACAATTGAGGCAAGATCTGAAAGAGACATTCTCGTACTTCAGGAAGTAAAAGAAATGATTTTCGCTAGAACAAAAATAGGATCATTGGTCGGTCATTATGCCGGTGGAGAATACTTTTTTTACCAAAATGGCAACGAACTTTTTAGAAGTAAAAATCGTCAGGCTACAAAGATCTTCATTGAGGGTTTATACGATATTAGACTTATTTAAAAAAGATGATCATGCAAAAGATAACACTAAAAAAAACTCAGGAATTAAAACAGCAATTTTTAGACGAAACATTCGGTAAAGACGTCCCTAAAAGAAACAAGAGACATTACGATTATTGGCTTTTAAAAATCGGTAATCTTCTAGCTGACCATAGGGAGTACATGGAAGTCGCTACAAAAAAAGCAAAACAATCCGGAGAATTTGGAGATCGTTTTAACTTGCTTTATGATCAGGAATATGCGTTGGAAAATCTAAGAGACGATATTCAAAGATGGTTATGGAAACGTAATTGGACGTTTCAGGACTATCAACAGCAAAAGTTAGTGTTATTGAACATAGATTAATTGTTATGTGCTGAGATAGGCTGAAAACGTCAAATAAGAGATCCTTGCTATAAACCTAGTAAGGATCTTTTTTCATCGTCCGTTAATTCAACTCCGGCTGTTATGATCTTATTAACAGCGTCAGCACGAAGGTTCATAGCACTTGCCTCAGCATTTTTGTCGTCCTGCAATACGGCTACATGGCTAAAATCAGGAATTAATAAAAGACCTTCGTCCGTTAAGCCTAGTTGATGACTAAGAGTAGCATACATTTGTTCGGTTTCAGGAATTATAGTATCTTGGTAGGTCATTCTCATACCTTCTTTAACGTTTGAAAACGTAGATCCTTTAGACTGACTGAATAGATAATACGACAATCCGTAAGCGTCAATTATAGCCATTTTATCTTCGGTTAACTCTTCAAACAGCATGAGGTCTTTTGTTGGATAACTCATGGGCGTCCATTGAACGTCAGCCTCAGTTAAAACTAACTTATCTTTTTGTCGTTTTAACCAATCGTTTTGTATTTCTTCCTTCTCTTCAGGTGTCATGGGTAGCGAACCACCTAGATCCGATTTACGGCTAGATAAAATACCAATAGCACCAATGTTTTCTAACAATACATTACGCTTGTTATATTGGCTCATAATGTTTGTAAGTGGGTATTTCAAAGTATCTATTCGGTTTACCGGATTGATCAGGTTAATACCATCGGGAGTATTGAGGTAAAGCATATCTTTAACTT